CTTCGCTGGCCTGGGGGCACGCTGATGGCCCATGACACCAGCCTGACCCTGACCATCGTTCGCATCCTGACCGATGGCGTCGCGCGCAGCAACGACGAACTGGCCGAGATGACCGGCCGCACTCGCGAAGAAGTCCGATGGGCCCTGATCGGCTTGAAGCAGCACAAGTTCGCAGTGAGCGAGCCTGTGCGCTACCGCATCACCCCAGCGGGCATGAAGCGCGCCGAGTGGAAGATCAAGGACCCCGCGCGGCAGGCATACCTGGCTGAGTACCGGGTTCGCCGCAAGGAGCGGCAGCGGGAGAAGGCGGCCGCCGCCGCGGCGCTGACGAACCAGCATCCGATCGCGATGGCCTGGAGGTGAGCATGCATGACCAGAATGGCAATGGAAATGGCCAACATGCTTCGCTACCTGGAGGAGTCGCCGACTTCTTTCCGGGGGTGGCGGGACTACTTCGAGGACAAGGCTCTCCGGCTGGCGAACTGGGATCCAGCGGAGTACAGCCAACTCCCGATGACGCTGAGCGCCGAGCTACGAAGGCTCGAATCGAAGCATTCGCCACCGCAGCAGCGAAAGAGGGGCACACGTTGAACGAGTCCTGCCCCTATCCCTGGAGCACCTGGGAGGCGCTGCACTACAAGGCCGTGTTCATCCTGGCCGGCGGGAGGGTGCGTTGACCTCCGTCACCATCTACAACCCAGTTCAGGCGACGACCGCATGGGCCGCCATGTACGAGCAGGAAGTGAAGCCCGGCACCATGGCCGGCCGGCGCTACCGGCTGAGCCTGAAGCCAGAGACTCGACGGGACTCGCAGAGCGCGCACTTCCACTCGCTGATTGGCCAGATCTCCGCGCACCTCGGCGGCGACCTCGCCGACGAGGACGACGCCAAGCGCATCTTGCTGAGCGCCTTCCGAATCGACACCCTGCAGGAATTCGCCGACGAGTGGAAGAAGTTCGGCGATCTGCGCATCGGCCGAGGCCTGCGCGGCGAGACGGTTCTGATGGGCAACCAGACGCGCGACCTGTCGGTGAAGTTGGCCGCGGTGTTCATCGTCTGGCTGGAAGCCTTCGGCGCCGAGCACAACATTCGCTTCCGCGCCCCGAAGTCTTGGGAGGAGGGCAGATGAAGCCGTACATGCGCCGTCACCCCCGCTTCCGCGACCTGTGGATGTGTGGCTTCCCGCCCTATGGCTGGTGCATCGGCTGGACACCCGAGCAGGCCTATCGCCTGTGGAAGTTCTCGCAGGAGCGCGCCAAGCGCTGGGTCGACGGGAGGTACGTGGGATGACCATCGGCCAAACCGATAAACGCGGAATATCGGCCAAGCCGATGAAGCCCAAGGCCTGCAAACACTGCAAGTCGGTCTTCACCCCGACCAAGCGCATGCAGGTCGTGTGCGGGCTGGAGCGCGCCAGGCTGCAGCGCGAAGCCAAGGAGCGCAAGCAGGCCAAGGAGCGGGCGAAGGTCGATCGCATGATGGACAAGCAGCAGCGCGCCAAGGCGCTGCAGACCATCCCGGAGCTGATCGCCATTGCCGACAAGGCGTTCCAAGAGTTCATCCGGTGGCGCGACCGTGTAGCCGGCCATGCCTGCATCTCCAGCGGCCAGCCCCTGGACTGGTGGACGCCGAACAAGGTCGACGGCGGGCACTACCGCACCAAGGGCGCGGCATCGCACCTTCGCTACAACGAAGACAACTGCCACGCGCAAACGAAGCAAGAGAACAAGTGGAAGGCCGGCAACGCCGTCGACTACCGCATCCACCTCATTGAGCGCATCGGGCTTGCGCGCGTCGAGGCGCTGGAGTGCGACAACGAACCCATCAAGTGGACGCGGGAGGTGCTGCGCGAGATCGCAGTCGTCTACCGCGCCAAGACACGCGAACTCAAACGGAAGGAGAAGAGGGCATGAACTGCAAACCTGGGGATCTGGCTGTCATCGTCAAGACGAGCGCTCTCGATCCTACGTGGCCCATTGGCCGCATCGTTCGTTGCGTCTCGGTTGTCTACGACGAGATATACCCATGCTGGATCGTTGACCCGCCGGTTGGAGACTTTCCGAGCGTCTACGACGGCGTGCTCCGCCCCATCCGCGACCCTGGCGAAGACGCCAAGGACGAGACCCTCTCCTGGCTCCCGGTGCCCAGCAAGGAAGGGGTGCCGGCGTGACCATAGAAGAGATGCGCAAGGCGCAGAAGCAAGCCGAGGGAGAGATCGTCGACATCCTGACCCGGCTCAGCAGGGACACGGGCGCCGACATCCTGTCCACCAACCTCAACGCGATGCAGTACCAAGACGGCGACGGCCGCCGCACGCTCATCACTGACTTCAAGATCACTTTGGGGCTCGAATGAACCAACTGACCACGATTGCCAAGTTGCCCGGATCGGGCGCCGGCTGCGTCAGCGCGTTGCCTGCGGAGGCCCATTTGGGCCGCGTGTTCCCTGCGGGTGAGCGGGCACCCTGGACAGATACCCGCGAATCGGTCGAGTACATGGGCTCCGACGGGAAGATGTACCAGCACCGCGGCCTGATGCGCATGCCCATCCGCCCAACCATGTCCGAGCGCGCCCCTGCGCTGCTGGAAGGGATGAAGGAAGGCTTCTACTCCTTGGAGGATGGCGGCCTGGTGCGAATCGGGGACGCTCCGCGTGCCCACACCTACGCCGATCGATTCAAGGGCGACGAGAGGAACTGATGCTGATGAGAACCAGAGAGACCGTCGACTTCCACGCTGTGGAGGCACATCAGCGGGAGATCGATGGCCGCCTGCGCAACTGGGCCCGCTGGTGCAATGGCACGGCGGTGCCCATGACCTCGCCCATGTTCCGCATGACGCCCCCACCTCCCCAGGTGCGCGGCGACATGGCCTACCAGAGCGCAGGCACGGTCGACCGCATGGACGCCCAGGCCGTGGCCAAGGCGGTAGCGGCCCTCCCGGCGCCCCACCGCGCGGCCATCAATTGGTGCTACATCAAGCCCGTGAGCCCGAAGAGGGCCTGCCAAGCGATCGGGACCACGATGGAAGGGCTCGCGCAGTTCGTGCGGGATGGACGGCAGATGCTTATCAACCGCGCTGTATAGAAACCCCTTGTTGCGCTTTCTGGTTTCTGCTATCGTGCAGCCCCAACGAACGAGCAACGGCACAAGGTTCGCCCATCCATGACGGAGGCGGCGGTGCCGGTAGAGCTCACAGACGAGCCCTCCGCAATGGAGGGCTTTTTCGTTTCGCCGCTAGAGTGCATCAGCGGCGTGGCGAAATCGGCAAACGCGCGCATCCCCTATAACGCTATGGGATGTAGTGGCTCCGGCCTTCCAGGTTCGAATCCTGGCGCCGCCAGGGATTTCTTCTCCTCCTGAGCGCAACCACTCAGCACACGGGTTTCTTGTCCCTGTGACCTGCTGAGAGCTCAACCCCAGCGCATACCCGTGGGTCTAACGGTGCGCTCCCGACCGCCGCCGGCTACACACCCTGTCTCCTCTGGGATGCCGGCGGCGTGCCGGGCCCCTGCACACACCATGCGCCTCAACACCCTCAAGCCCAGGCTGGCAACAGCCAACACCGCCAGGGTGGGGATCATGCAAGAGGGTTCCTGGCGCACGGACAAGCAGACCAGCACACAGCGTGGCTATGGCTACAAGTGGCAGAAGGCCAGAGAGACCTACCTGCGCAGCCATCCACTGTGCGTGTACTGCGAGCGGGAGGGAAGGGTGACAGCCGCCACGGTGGTCGACCACAAGGTGCCACACAGAGGCGATCAGGAGCTTTTCTGGTGCCAAGACAACTGGCAGTCCATGTGCAAGCCTCATCACGATGGGCAGAAGCAGCGCGAGGAGGCTGCGAACTATTCTCATCCAGGCCCCGGGGGGGCATGAAATCTTCAGAGGTGGCCGTGTCTCTAGACCGGGCGGCTTCTCACGCGGACAAAAAGTCGCCCTTTCAAAAGGAATCAAATGGCCGGAGTCAAAGGACGTAGCGGCGGCGCCCGTCCAGGCGCCGGTCGGAAGCCGAAGCAGGCGGTGCAGATCGCGCCCGAGGTGGCGAAGGCCGAGCCCGGCGAACCGCTGGACCCGCGGCCGACGTTGGAACTGATCGCGCTCGGTCACATGGAAGTGAGCCAGCTGCAGATGAAGGCGCTGCTCGCGCTGCTGCCCTACACGAACGTGAAGAAGGGCGAGGGCGGCAAGAAGGACGAGAAGCAGGACGCTGCCAAGAAGGCTGGCGCCGGCAAGTTCGGCGCTGCGCCGGCGCCCTTGCGGGTCGTCGGAAGGTAAATGGACCGCTCAACTGCTTGCCCAGACTGGGCGGCTCGGCTGCGCGCGGGCGAGTCGATCGTCCCGCCGCCGCTGTTCCCGGCTGAGGCTGCGCGGGCGCTGGAGGTGTTCAAGGCGCTGCGGATCGTGGACGCCCCGGGCAGCCCGACCTTCGGCGAGGCCTGCGGCCAGTGGGTGTTCGACATCGTGGCCTCGATCTTCGGGGCCTACGACCCGGAGACCGGCCGCCGGCTGATCACCGAGTGGTTCATCCTCATCCCGAAGAAGAACAGCAAGTCGACGATTGCTGCCGGGATCATGATGACGGCGCTGATCCTGAACTGGCGCCGATCCGGCGAGTTCGCGATCCTGGCGCCGACGATCGAGGTGGCCAACAACAGTTTCGGGCCGGCGCGGGACATGACCCGGCCGGACGTGGACGAGGAACTGGGCGCGCTGATGCACGCCCAGACGCACGTCAAGACGATCACCAATCAGGCGACGGATGCGTTCCTGAAGGTGGTTGCGGCGGACTCCAACACCGTCGGCGGCAAGAAGTCCGTCGGCACCCTAGTCGACGAGCTCTGGCTGTTCGGGAAGGTAGCCAACGCCGAGAACATGCTGCGCGAGGCGATCGGCGGCCTGGCGTCGCGCCCTGAAGGCTTCGTGATCTACCTGACCACGCAGTCGGACGATCCGCCGGCGGGCGTGTTCAAGCAAAAGCTGGACTACGCGCGCGACGTGCGCGACGGAAAGGTAGAGGACAACCGGTTCGTTCCGATCATCTACGAGCATCCGCCCGAGATGGTCGCGAAGGGCGAGCACCTGCTGCTCGAAAACCTGGCGATGGTGAACCCGAACATGGGCTACTCCGTCGACCGGGAGTTCCTGGAGCGGGAGTTCAAGAAGGCGAGCGAGGCCGGCGGCGACTCCTTCCGCGGCTTCATGGCGAAGCACGGGAATGTCGAGATCGGCATGAACCTGCGCGCCGACCGCTGGGCCGGCGCTGACTTCTGGGAGGCGCAAGGCACGCTGCCCGGGCTGACGCTCGACCAGCTGCTGGAGCGCTCGGAGGTGGTCGACGTCGGGATTGACGGCGGCGGCCTGGACGACTTGCTGGGCCTGGCCGTGATCGGCCGGGACAAGAAGACCCGGGAATGGCTGCTCTGGACGCATGCCTGGGCTCATCCCTCGGTTCTGGAGCGCCGCAAGAGCGAGGCGCCGCGGTTCCAGGACTTCGCGAAGGACGGCGACCTCTCCCTGGTCAAGTCGATCGGCGACGACGTCGAGGACGTGGCGGACATCGTCGCGCGCTGCGAGATGTCCGGTCTGCTGGA